GGGGCAACGGCATGACGCGACTTCTGATCGTCCCTGCGACGGCGCTTCGCGCAATCTTCCATCCCGCCAATGAAACCGGGGCGACCGGCGGGTGGTTTCTCGAGCCCCTTTCAGAAGAGGAAGCCGCCTAATGGCGATCAACCTGCAAACGCTTCGGCGTGCGGAACCTACGTGTCCGCCCCGACTGCTGATCTACGGCCCCGAAGGGATTGGCAAAAACACGCTCGCGCTTGAATTTCCGACGCCAATTACCTTCGACTGGGAGCGCGGCTCCGCGCCGGGGGCCGTCGTTCTTCGCGACGAAGTCGCCGACTTCGACAGCACGCTAGACGCGATCGGGCAACTCGCGACCGAAGAGCACGAATTTAAGACCGTGATCTTCGACAGCCTCGATCGGCTCGAAGTCATGATCTACGCGAAGGTCTGCGCGAATGAAGGGTGGGCGAACATCGAAGAGCCGGGATACGGCAAAGGCTACTCGATCGCCCTTGGCTATTGGGAAGACTTCATGCGCGCGGTTGAGTATCTGAACACGACGCGCAATGTCTGCCCTGTTCTTATCGCGCACAGCGGGATCGAACGCTTCGACGATCCTTCGACTTCGTCTTACAGCCGCTACGATCTTCGCCTGAAGTCAAAGGCGGCCGGCATCGTCAAAGACAAATGCGACGCGATCCTCTTTCTCAATCAGGACGCCAGCGTTCAGCAAGAGGAAGTCGGATTTAAGAAGACGGTCGGCAAGGCCCTCGGCGGCGGCGGCGATCGCTGGGTTCGAACCGAAGCGCGACCGGCCTTCGCCGCAAAGAACCGTTATGACCTCCCGGCGAAGTTTCGTTTCGAGCGGGGGAGCGGCTTCGAATTCATGCGTCCCTATCTGCCCGGCTTTGACGCCCCGGCGATCGACGGCGACGCGAGCCAGGGCGAGGGCGACAAGAAAGCCGCCTGATTTCCGACCCGACAAAACATCACACACCCAACACGATTAGAGAAAGCAAAGACAATGGCCGCACTACCGCAACAACTGAACGGCGACGAAGCTCCCGAGAACGACTTCGAAGCGATGGACGCCGGATCATATAACGCCGAGATCATCGCGTCGAACGGGAAGCAGAAAGATAACGGGCTGTTCGTGATCGGCCTGCAATTCAAGGTCGGCGACGGCCCGAAGTCGGGGCGTACCTTTTGGCTGAACTTCAACTTCCTTAACCCGAAGTCGGCGGTCAACGCCGAGATAGCGCAAAAGCAACTGAAGCAGATTGCCAAGGCTGTCGGCGTTTCCGTCTTCGAAAATACCGAAGACCTGCACGGCCGCGCCATGAACATCACGATCAAGAGGCGCGAGTATAACGGCAACTTCTCGAATGAAATGTCGAGCGTGCGACCGTATCAAAACGCAGGCGGCAAGCCGGCGGCGAGCACGGCGTCGAAGCCGGCGAGCGCGGCGAAGCAGGGCGCTAACGCCGGCCCCGCGGCCCGTCCCTGGGGCAACCGCTAACGATCCCGCCGGGCGGCGCCTCAACGCCAATCGAACCGCCGCCCGGCGGGCCTAGCGACCGAAGTCACAAGGGGCTGAACAATGACCGCAATAGTCGCGGGCGTGAAGGGAGAGGCTTGCCTTGCCCGCACTCCCTGAAACTCGATCGAGGACGGCGATCGCCGTCGACGCAGCGCAAGAGGCGGATCAGAAGCCGCGGCATGGCTACCGGCTTGCGGCCGGCGGCGTCAACGCCCCTTGCGATCGTCAAATATGGCTGTCGTTCCGGTGGGCAACCGCGCCCGAAGTGTTCACCGCAAAGACGCTTCGAATATTCGAGACGGGCCGCGAATACGAACGCCGCGTTATGCGCTGGCTCGCACAAGGCGGCCTGTCGATCGTCGAGTATGAGGGCGTGAAGGATGACGGCACTCCGAAACAAATCGGCGTGTCATTCGCGCAAGGTCATGGCTACGGCTTTCTTGACGGCGAGGCGACTAACGTTCCCGACGCGCCGGCCGTTGTTCACGTCGTCGAAGTTAAGTCGCACAACGCGAAGTCGTGGGCCGCCCTGAAGGCGCGAGGCGTCGAAGCGTCGAAGCCGGAACACTACGGGCAATTTCAAATGTACATGCACCGGCGCGGCCTTAACCGCGCCGTCTATGCCGCTGTCTGCAAGGACAGCGACGAATTCGACACCTGGCGGATCGAGTACGACCTCGAATTCTGCACCCGCCTGGAACTTCGCGCCGAGCGGATCGCGTTCGCCGATCACCCGCCGGCGCGCGTGTCGGAAGACCCGACTAGGTATCCCTGCACTTTCTGCCGGCAGGCCCCGATTTGCCATCGCCAGGCGTGGCCCGAAACCAACTGCCGAACCTGTCTCTTCATTACCGCCACGAAGGGCGGGGGCTGGCTATGCGAACGCCTGCAAGTCGAGCTCACGCGCGAAGAGCAAGAGCTCGGATGCGGCTCGCACCTTTACCTGCCGAGCCTTGTACCTGGCGAGCAGATCGACGCCGCGCCCGATGGGTCATGGGTCGATTACCGCCTGAACGACGGGACGATCTTTCGCAATCAACCGACAACCGAGGGGGAAGCCCATGTCGAGTAATCCGCACCGCATAGCCGACGAGCTCCGCACATATACCGCGCTCGACTGGCAACGTTTGCGCGAAGCCTGTCACGACGACGACTTCGCGGCGCTGGCAAGCCTGGCGAACCTCGATCCCGATTTCGATCGCCGCGATTGTGAAGTGATCGACCGCGACGAGCAGATCGAAGAGCTTCGCGCGGCGTTGAGCCGTTACGAGCCGACAGAAACGCTCGGGGTTATAAGCGCGACAATCGGCCTTCGATCGGGGCGCGTGTTTGACTATATGACGCCGACGCCCGACATGATCGATATAGATGATATCGCATGGGGGCTCGCCAGAACCGGCCGCTTTGCTAACCAATTGCGCGGCGGCCTGGTCTACTCCGTCGCGCAGCACTCTTGTCTAGTCGCCCTTGCGACGCCGGCAGAGCATCGCCTGGCGGCGCTCCTGCACGACGCGACCGAAGCATATGTCGGCGACATGGTCGCGCCGCTGAAGCAGCTATGCCCCGACTATCGCGTCGTCGAAGATCGCGTGTGGGCAGCAATCTCGGAAAGATTTGGCCTGTCGATCGAGCTCGACCCGTCGGTAAGGGTCGCCGATCTTCGCGCTCTGCATACCGAGAAGAATGCCTTCTCGCCCGACCCGCGCCATGACTGGCCCGGCTTGGAAGAATACCCGCCGATCGCCCTACCGACGCCGCTCTCGTGCTGGGGCGTCGAGCAAGCCGCGCTCGCCTTCCTTTCCGAATTCCGCCGGCTAACCGAAGAGCGGATCGCAGCATGACAATCCTTCGCCCCTATCAGGAAGCCGCAATCGGCTCCCTTCTCGAGTATTGGCAAAAGGACGGGACGAACCCGCTCGTCGATATGGCGACCGGGCTCGGCAAGTCTATGGTCGTCGCCGAGACAGCGAAGCGCATTCGCCAGTCGTACCCCTCGCTTCGCGTCCTGATGCTTGTTCACGTTCGCGAGCTCGTCCGTCAGAATTTCGAAGCCCTGCTTCGCATATGGCCCGAAGCCCCGGTCGGCATCTATTCAGCCGGGCTCGGCAAGCGCCAGGTCGGCCGGCCGATCACCTACGCGTCGATACAGTCGGTTTACAATAAGGCCGACATTCTAGGCCCGATCGACCTGGTCCTGATCGACGAAGCTCACCTGACGCCGCACGACGGCGAGGGGATGTACCTTCGCCTTCTGAGCGACCTTCGCGAGACGACGCCCGATATTCGCGTCGCTGGATTTACGGCGACCCCGTACCGGCTCGATAGCGGCCGGCTAGATCAGGGCGAGGGCCGCCTCTTCGATCGGGTCGTCTATTCCTACGGCGTCGGCGAGGGCGTCCGCGACGGATGGCTCGCCCCGCTTGTCGGCTATCAGGGCGCGGCCGAATTCTCCGTCGCCAGTGTCCCGAAGCGCGGGGGCGAATTCATCGCCTCGGCGCTTAACGACGCTATCAGCGATCAAGATCAAATCCTCGAGCAAGCGTGCGACGAGATAATCGTCGCCGGCCACGATCGCCGGTCTTGGCTTCTCTTCGGCGCTGGCGTTCAGCACGCGCACAAGATCGCCGAGGCCCTTCGTCGGCGCGGGATCACGGCCGCGACCGTCACCGGCGAGACCCCGAAGGATGAGCGCGACAAGATGACGGCAGACTTCAAGGCCGGGAAGATAAGGGCGCTCACGAACGCGCAAGTTCTGACGACTGGATTTGACGCGCCAGGAACCGACCTGATCGCGCTGCTCCGTCCGACGCTGTCAACCGGGCTCTATGTGCAGATGATGGGCCGCGGCACGCGAACCGACGGGCTCGACCTGGGGTCGTACGGGTCGGCCGCCGCTCGCCTCGAGGCGATCGCCGGAAGCACAAAGCCGAATTGTCGGGTTCTCGACTATGCCGGGAACATTCGCCGGCATGGCCCCGTCGATTGTATCGTCGTTCGCGACAAGGCCGCCAGGGGCGAGGGCGAAGAAAAGGTTACGATCGAAACCGTCAAGGCGCGCGAGTGTGATCAATGCGGGGCGCTCGTCGCGGTTCAGACGCGCATATGCCCGCATTGCGGCTTCGAGCTATCGCCGCCGAAGCACGAAGCGAAGTCGGACAAAGATACGCCCGTCATGGCTATGAACGCCGAGACGCAGCGCAAAGAGCTCCCGGTAATGCGCTGGGAATTCACGAAGCATTCGAAGCTTTCGGACCTGAACGCGCCTCCGACGCTCCGGGTCAAATACTACGCCGGCCTTATGACGGTAAGCGAGTGGCTTGCCTTTGAGCACGCCGGGCCGGGCCGCGCGCGGGCCGCTGGCTGGTGGAATATGCACGGCGGAAAGAAGCCGGAACCGGCGACCGTCTCGGACGCGATCGAGCGGCGCGCCGAGCTTAAAATGCCGAGCCATGTCGCCGTCCGCGAAGAGGGGCAATGGCTCCGCGTCGTCGATCGCGGCTTCGACCCGAACGCCAAGTCGACGCCGCCGAGCGCGCCATTCGAGCGCGCGAGCTTCGACGACCTCATTCCTTTCTAGGTTCGGGAACATGACAGAACGTAATCAGCAATTCGACACATACGATCAATGGACGGCGTCGGCCGAGCTATGGCTTGCCCGCAAGGGCGCGACAGAGCGGGCGATATGCTTCGACGCCAAGGGTCGGCTTATTTACAGCAACTACGGCGCCCGCGTCGCTCGAGACGACAAAGCCTTTCCGATCCGCTGGCTCTGGCCGACGCAACTTCCCGAGATCATGAGCCGCGCCGAGGCTATGGCGACGGCAGTCGTCGCCGGCAACGAGCGCGACCCCGCGATCGACGAATTCCTGAACGCCGTTCCCGGCTTGGTCGCAAGAATTCGCGCAAAGCTGAAGGCCGCATAATGGCGGGGCGTTGGACAGAAGACGAGCGCAGGGCGTGGGAGGCGTCGACCCGCCTCGAAACACTTCAAAGCATTTACGACGACGACGTTCACCGCGCGATCATTGCGACCCGAAAAGGCGATCGCAAGGGTCGCGGAAAACGAAAATAAACCAGAGCAGGGGATAGCAGCGTGACAGCCGAACTAAACTCAACCGAAGCCGCTCTCGACGTGTGGCGCGAAGAGCGGGTCTTCGAAGCCTCGACACCGGAACCGAAGCCTATTCGCCCGTCGGTTCAAGACGTGATCGTTGCGACATGCCTTCTCGAGCGCGTCGAAGTTCCAAACATAGTCGGGCCATCACGTCAGGTCGAATTCGCTCACCCTCGACAATTGGCTATGTACGTCGCGCGATCGATCACCGGGCAAAGCTACCCGAAGATCGGTCGAATAATGGGCGGCCGGGACCACACGACGGTCTTGTACGCGACCCGAAAGTGGGCCGCCCGAGTAATGTTCAACGAAGCAGACTGTCAACGCGCCCGCACTGTCTGCCGGCTTGCGTATGAGCTCGCCGAAGAGAAGGCAAAAAGGTCAGCCGCTCAAATGGAATGGATACGCAAGGCGCAGGCGAGCCCCGCGCTCGTCGATCCGTCGGGCCAGATGGTGACCGCATGAGTGTCTATGTCGACGACAGCTATCGCATAACGCCGGGCGAGCGATCGCGCATGATAGCCGACACAACCGAAGAGCTCGTCGCGCTTGCCGCGCGCTTCGGCCTTAACGCTCGAACCTCTCGATCTTCTGGCGACTATGTCGCCGTCCCGCTTGTTTGTCGCAATCGGGTCGTCGCGGCCGGCGCGATCGAGATCACGCTTCGTCAGTTTTCACTTATGTCGTCTCGCCGGCGCACGACGGGCGAGCTCGGCGCGCCAGGCGAGGCCGAGGCATGGTTCTCGGCGATATACGAAGCGCAGGTCGCCAGGGCGTGCGGGGCGATGCAATGACCGCGATCGCAAAAGCGAAGGCGTCTTACTGGGAACTTCCCGAGGCCGCTCAACTGTCGATTGCGTACGCGTTCGGCGTGGTCCCGATAAGCGCGACCCCGAACGCCGTTTTCGAAGCCGGCAGAAGCTGGGGCGTCATTATACAGAACGGCCCCGACAGCTATTGCTTGACCGCATACGGCGATCGGATCGCGCACGACGAGATGGCTCGAAAGGACAAGATCGTCGCCGAGCAAGAGCGACGCGCCCGCAAGAAAGCTGGCGATGCGGCCGGGGCCTATCTCGACGAGATCGGGAAGACCGACCTCGCGAAGCTGACGCCTGATCAGTGGGAAAAGTTCTGCGAAAGGCTGACGGCGACTTACATGCATTGGAGGCTCGCGAAGTCATGAGCGCAACACAACCGAACGGCTCGCCGCTTCAGTCGGCCGCCGAAAACCTCTTGTCGCTCGGCTATCGGATTGTCCCGATCATGCCTCGCCAGAAAGCGCCGGGAGAATTCGTCGGCGGTCGCTGGAAGGCTATGGACGGCTGGCCCCGATACAAGTCGACCGCGCCGACGAAGTGGGAGCTCGGAATGTGGGGCAAGTGGCCCGACGCGAATATCGGCGTCGTCCTGGGCTCACCTGTCGGCGACGGCTTGGTCGTTATCGCGATCGACCTCGATCTTCGCGACCCCGACGAGCTTCGGGCCGTCATGGGGCAACTTCCGCCGACCCCAATGTCGAAGGCAGGAGCCAAGGGCGAAACCCTTTTCTTTCGCGCCTCGCCGGAATTCAAGTCGCGCGCCTTCAAGCGACCGACTGGCGAGATCGACGAGAAGACCGGACGCCCGAAGACCGAAGGCATTGCCGACCTTCTGACCGGCAATGCCACGAAGCAAACCGTCGTCCCGCCCTCCCTTCACCCCGACGGCTTTGACTATCGCTGGCTTCGCGGGCCGGTCGCCGCGCGCGACCTGCCGATCTTCGGACCCGGCGCGATGGAACGTTTCGAAGAAGCTCTTCGCGCGCTGGGCTGGGAAGCCTCGGGAGCGTCAAGCGCCCCGGCGGGGCTAGTGCGAGCCAGGCAAGCGACTTCCGCGCCAGCGTCGACGCAGGGCTCGGGATCGACCGACGAGACGGTCTTCTCGGAACTGAACCGGCGCGCCCTAAACAACCTGGCGGCATGGGTTCCCGAGCTTGGGCTCTTCAACTGTCGCCCGGCGCGCGGGGGCTTTGAAGCTGTAGCGACCTGGCGATCTTCGTCGACGGGGCGGCCGGATAGCGAGCGAAAGCGCAACCTGTCAATTCAGTCGAGCGGGATCAAGGATTTCGGAACCGAGACGACATACTCGCCGATCGACCTGGTGATGAACGCGAA